TTGTGATTCTTCTTCAGATAATTCTTTTGATGTTTGATTAGCAATTTCTTCTTTTAATTTTTGCATTGTAGAAAAATCAGGTTGAAGATAATTATCTAATGTAGCCATATTAGTAGTTAAGTTTACTAATACTTTATAGATACCTTCTGGTGCATATAGATTATCTGATAAATCAAGTATCTCATTTTGATATTTTTGTGGATTACCTAACCATAATTTTATTTTATCAATTGTTACGTTTTTTAAATTTCTTCGTTTATTTGTAAATAATCCACCTATTCTTGATAATGAAAAGTTTTTTGCTGATTCCCATGATTTTTTTAATGAGAATAGGGTAGGGGAGAGGTTTTGATTGTTGGACATTTAAAACCTCCTTTCTGTTTATTTATGTTTGCTATATATATTTGTTATTGATTTTTATTATATTTTGTATTATAATTATATTAGTAATTTATCTTCTTGCTCTTGATGATTTATTTGCTATGGCAAAATATGATGAGGGAGAGATGTTTTTTGGACGTTTATGAATTTTATTTTTTTTCTCCTCTAAATAAACCCACCATAAACCATATAAAAGTGCAGAAAATTTATCTTTTTGTATCCTTCTTGATATTCTTTCAATCTTTGTTTCATTACCATTCTGCTTATATTTAAGATTCATAATTTCTTCACATAAATTATCTGTTAATATATATGGAATTTGTAAATTTGCTAATTCATCACTATTTTTAATTTTATGTTTTAATTTTTTCTCTAAATCTTTTATGCCTTCATATGGAGTTTTTAATAAACCTACATCTAACTTATTAAAAACCTGCATAAAATTATTTATCATATCACTATTCTTGGTATCTTTATTTTGGGATTTTAATGCAAATACCATTGGGATTCCATTATCTGATTCATATTTTTTCCATGTTCCTTTCTCATCATTGACTACTTTATATGGAGGATTTCCGTCATCTAAATCTAAAACTAATTGATCTACAACACCACTTCCAATACCATTTGCATCTACAATTAAAATTCTTGATTTAAATTCTTTAACTTTCTGCTTTAAAAACTTTGCTTGCCAAGTATCATGTTGACCTTCCATAGAAAATAAATTAACAACTTCTTTAACAAAATTACCACTACTTTTTGGAGTTAATTTTATAACTGACAAACAAGAAAGAGCATTTTCATCTCCTTCATTTCTGCTAACATCATATGCTAAACAATAAATTACATTATTATCTTCGCAATGTTCCCATTCAGCAAATGGAACAGTTCTACACTTTTGCAATTTATCATCTGAAACAAGTGAATCTGAACTTGAACCAGTCCATATACTTTGATATTCACGCATAAAATCTAATATTGAATAAGTTGGTGATTCTCTTAATTCTTCAATAAAATCTATATCTAATTGACCATACATACAAGGAAGTTCATAAGAATTGCCTAAACAAAATGCAGATTTACCATTAAGCATATCTTGATAAACTTCTGACATTTTTTCATAAGAAAATTGTTGTTGAGTACCTGCTGTAGTAATATATAATTCACATTTATGTATTTCTTCTGGATCAACACCACTACATGCTGCTATACGATCATTAGCCATAAGAGGAATTACAACAGCATTAAGTATATTTCCATCAAATTTTTTATCTGAAATTTCTTCAATTGCTCCACCGTACCTACGACCACCTCTTGTAGAATCACGCATTTGAACGACATCGTATTTTGACCCATTATAGAAAATTAATTTAGTATAATCTTTATTTTCAGTAAATATTTTTATTTCTTTTCTTAATAATGGATAATGCTCTAAAATATCATTAATATTATCAGCAGTAATTTTTGCAGCTTGTTCTTTCCCTACCGCACATGTAAAAAGTTTGGTTTTTTCAAACATAATACATTTTAAGATAAAAGCTAAATTCTGAAGATAACTTTTAGAAGTTCCACGAGTAGCAGTTAAGAAAACCTTTCTATATCTCATCATTATTCTTAAATATACTCTTTGATAATAATATAGTTGTATTTTAGAATCAGGGGGTGAAATAAAATCAAGAAATTTGTCAGGGATACCACCTAAAATAACTACATAATTCTCTCCATTGATCTTTAACATTTTCAAAACTCTTTATTTGTAAATTATTAATATTATTAGTTTCAAAATTCTGAGGATTAGAAAATGTATCACTATCTTTAATGCTTCTGCTTTTTTTACTAAAATTATTTTGAGATGCCATTGTTATCATCATCTCCAATTATATCATCTTCATCAACTTCAATATCATTAATTATTAGTACGTTCTCTGTATCTATTTCATCCAATTCTAATTTAGGTGTATCAAATGGAGGAGACATCATTTTTTCTGCCTTATTAAGTTTTAAAGTAAAATTTTCTATATGCATAATTGTTTTATCTACTATATCTTGATTAATGCCTTTTATTTTTCTATAATATTCCCAAGGAGGTATAAATCCATCTTTCTCAACTTCAGAATAAATAGTACAAAAGTTTCTGATACCACCAGTTTTATCTGCGTCAGTTTTATCCATTGCACGAAACTTTGAATCTGCCATATATTTAGAAAATAAATCTCCTAATTTTTTAGCTTCGTCATAGTTTCCCTCTTCTAATTCTTTATCCATTTTTAAAGATATAATTGCTAATTTTTTTAAATAAATCATATCTTGAGTAGTTTCAATACTATTGGTTCTTTGCATATCATTATAAAATTGCTCTAATTCATAATAGTCTTCTGGATCATATTTATTTCCCCATTTTAATATCATTTCGCTAGTAACATCAAAATGATTATTACTTGTAATTATTTGATCTATATTTAATTTTACGGGATTAATACTTTCAGGTTTAAATTTACTATCTTTCCAAGTACCCTTTTTAAATTCATTCATTTTTGAATTAGCTATTCTTATATATATACTCCAAGGATCTTCTGGATTTTTTTCTATTGCAGACCTCCAATATGAATATATAAATGGAATATCTAATAATTGAAGAATTTTATATATTGTTTCCATATTATTATAATCAATCATAGACTTTACACAAACTTTACAGATATTTAATTTCCCATCTACTGATAATACAGAATTTGTATTATAATATTGAGTTAATGCAATTTCTCTTTTACAATTATCACATATTTTTTTAGTTTGTGACTTTATTTGTTGATTACTGTTTTTTTTTGATTTTGGCATAAAGCCACATTCACTCCTTTTATAAAAATTAATAAATATTTAACTAACTATTTCTATATCTTTATCTTTTATTTTTCTTAATTGTCCATAATCAAATATTTCTTCTAATTTAGAACCATAAATAACCTTATTTTCATCTATTTTAAATTTAATCCATTTATTATCTTTAGATAAATAATCTTTTGCTATTTTAATAATATCAATTATCATATTATCTTTTGGTAAAAAATCCTCATTAGAATCTATAAATATTGCTTTCCATCCTTTATCTTTTAAATAATGATATCTTCTTAATTCTTTATTTTTAAATTCTTCTTCTGTTTCAATACCTAATTTAACTTTTAAGTTGTGGCCTCCACCATTATATTCAAGATAAATTTTCTCATCTGGATATGCAATATCTAAAACAGGAGTATCATTAGCATAATTTAATTCACCACCTAATAAATTATGTAAATATATTTGTTGTTTAGATGTACTCACAGAATTGTTTTTACTAAATGTATTTGCTATTTTCTGTCTAACTTCATTTTGGCAAAATGGATTTTTAACTCCATGTTTTAAAAAATATACTTCTTTAAATTTTAAAATTGCACAATCTTCACAAGCATCATTATCAATATTATTATCTTTATTATGTATAAAAGTATGATCTGCATACCTTCTTTTAAATTTAATTCCACAGTAATCACATTCAATATCAATATCTACATTACTTTTTAATTGCAAATCTTTAATTTTTACTATAATTGTAGATCCTCTAGGAACTAGAAATCTTCCATGTTTATCTTTTTTTCTTGGTATTGGGTATCCTTTTTCTTCATAATATCTGATATTTGTTGAATGTAATTTTACTTCAACCTCTTTACTAATTAACAATTATATCACCAATCCCTTTCTACACAATTTATTTTATAATTCTCTACACATTTCCCCTTAAAATTAAAAATAAAAAAGAAGTTAGGTTGTGTAGAGAGGGGTAGCTACTCCCCTAGATACCTAACTTCTTAAAATCTATTAAATTTATATTAATAATCCAAATTTTAATCTACATCTCAATAAAATCAATACAATAATTATCTTTCTCTAACCTACCATCTCTTTTTGCCATATCAAATAAAACACTCTTACCAGCAATCACATTATCAAACATATCTTTTTCAATTTCTCTATCCACTACAGCAAAATGATATCTATAACCTCTTGCATTATCACTAGCATAAATAAACCTAATTTGACTACTATTTAAAAATATAATTTCAAATCTATCCTTAGATACAATAATTCTATCAATATATTTTTCACTTAAATTAACAAAATTATTTTCTTTAACTATATTTTTAAACTGTTCAATCTTATTTTTATTACTATGATAAAAAATCACATTAATTTTCTCATTCTCTATACATTTAAATAAATATTTATAAAATGTACCATGAATTACTTCATATTGTGCCATTCGTTTAGCAATATCATATTGTTTGTTATCCGTATTATTTTCACTATCTACACAATTCATAGGATAAGAATAAAACATTAGTAAACAATTTAATCTTGTTTTCCCAATAATATCATCTAAACGACCCAAAACAATATTACCTAATCTCATTTTAATTTCAAGATTATTAACTTCATCAATTAATTTATCTGTTTCTTTATGATATTCAATAATATTAGACAATCCTAAAAACGGTTTAATATATGTATTTTTTGCTAATTCTGGTGTTTGCAAAAATCTTAAAACACCATTATTTAAATCATTTACTATCTCATTAATATTTACAAATTGATTTATTTTATTTCCATCTAATGCTTTAATCTGTATATAATCTTGCTTAATATTAATTTTAAATGTATCAATAAATCCTAATCCTGATCCACGAATATCTGCTAAAATAATTCTTATTCCAAATTCAGTACATAACCAATATGCTTCATCTACAAGTTCAGAAAATTTTTTATTCTCAAATGTTTTAACTACTAAAATATCTTTGCTATTACCTTGATTATTAATCGCCATTATAGATGCTAAATTATTACCTACATCAACAATTAAATAATCACACTTTCGATTATTTGACATAGTTAAAACTCTGTTTTTGTTTAATAATTCTTTTGGAATAAATTTTTTATTTGAATTAAAATTCTGATAACTTGGCATATTTGCCTCCTTCTCATGGTAGGACATGACCCAATATTTTTAGTGGTAAGACACTATCTAAACTTAATAAAATCTTGCTTTGGTTACATTTTATTTTGTAAATATAAAAAGACACCAATAAAATTGATGTCCTTATAACTTACAAAAATTATATTTTCTTATCCATAATACTCAAAGTATCACCTTTTATAACTAATTCATCATTACCAATATGTAATGCAGTAAATCCATCTTTATCTCTAATACTAATTCCTTTATTATAAGGAATATTAGTTCTCCATACTTTATGATTTCTAATATTTCCCTCATGATTCTGTTCCCATACTGCAATTTCAGTAACTAATTTAACACTATCTCTTTCTCTAATTAAATGATCAATTATATCTCTTGATTTACCTGAAGATATTGCTATATCTAAATTATCATTATAAACATTAATAATACTAGTATGATTTTCTACCCCATACTCAGAATACATCAATTGCCAGTCATATTTTTTAATCAAATCTAATGTTTCTCTTAAAGATTTTAATGTTGATATATATCCATTTGTATTATCTTTCCTTCTATGGTATCCAAGTATATCATTCAAATATCTTGCTTCTTGTTTAAGATTGGAAACAATACCATCATAAAAATTATTTTCTACAAAAGAATTAGGTCTACAATTTTTCAATAAATATTCCAACCCTAAGATATATAATTCATGCATATCTGTTATGTATTCATTTACATAATTTTTTTCAATTATAAATTGTTCCTTAGTTTCTTCAGAAAAACCATAATTATCTTCTTTAAAATAATCAAAACATTCAATATAAGGTTTACCTTTTTTATGAAACTTATCAGATGGCATAGAACAAATATTCAATCCATTTTTACCATAACATTTTAATCTTGTAACAAAATTATCAGTACCAATGTTCATATTATATTACCTCCACGATGGTCGGTCATCACCCATATTTATGCATATTTTAATGCACAATAAAATTCACCCTCAAAAATAATATTAAGGATGAACTTAATCTACATTAATATTAAATATTCCTACTCATTTTCTTTAATCCGTCATTTATCTGTTTAAATAATTCATCACCATTCATACTATCTAAGTTTATATTTAAATTATATGTAACATTATTAACTTTATTATTTTCATCTTTTATTACATCTTCATCATCTAATTCCTTTTCACAATCACTCCAACCAATCTTCTTACCTAATACAAATAATTCATAAAGTGTACTTCTTAAACAATTTGAACACATATCACTGTTTTCAATCATATCTGCAATTTCTTCTATCACACTATTTTCCATACACTCTCTTTTATTTTCACAATCAACACATTCATTACAATCTTGACATTCACACTCATCATCTATCTCATCTTCAAAATTATAATCTTCATCATCAACATAATCAGGAATGAATATATCCGCAAACTCATCTAAAATTTCTCTAATTTCATAGAAGTCACCACCAGTATCTTGAATCCTACCTACAAAAATATCCAACAACTCTCCATAGTCAAATCCTTCAATTCTTTCATCATCATCTTCACATTCTTCACAACATTCATCCTTACAATCCTTACAACTACATTTACCATTCTCACAGTAATTATCATGGTCATAACATTTTTCACATTTACAATCATCTTTATCATCAGTATCATTATATTCATAAGGACTTTCACTAATTTTAATCACATCTTCGTTATATTCATCTAACCCATTAATAAAATCCATATATACTTCAAAGTCACATTCTTCTCCATCAATATAGAATTTATTTTTTTACATTTTCAAAAGTTTCATCATCATAATAATGTTTGGTTGTTAATTGCATGTTTAAATTTCTCCTTTTAATATGTAAATTTATTTTAATTATTATTATTTTAGTATTTTATTGATTTAGTATTTTATATTAACTACAACATATCTTTCTCTTTAATCAATGTTGCATTTTTAGAACATTCAATACTAGCATTAGAATTTATAGTTGTAATTTGTATACTATGATCAACATTCATTTTATTTAGAATGAGTGTCACTGAATCATCCATTGATAATCCTGAGTTAATAAGTCCTGTATAAAAACCAGAATAATATGAAGCATCTTTTAATCCTTTTATGAATTCATTATTATCTAATTGGATATTAGTATCTTCTACTAGATTATCTGTGCTAATTTCTAATGGTTCGAAGAATAAAATTGTTTCTGAAGTAGAGGAAACAGAAGATAATATTTCTTGTTCTTGTGAAATTGTATTTGTTTTATTGTTATTATTATTCATAATATTTTTTACTCCTATTTATATAATTTTATCAATACATCCAAGAATCATTGCTTCTTCAGGCCAAAGAGAAACATCTAAATCATGTTCTGTAATACTATCAAGTGTTTCTTGAGTAATATTAGTATATTTTAAAATAACATCTTGACACCTACGCCATAATTCCTCTAAATCTTTTAATTTTCTCTTAGATTGTTCTACTGATGTATTGCCTAATTCATAAGATTGCACCTGATGATACAAAAATCTTGTATGTCTCTGACAAATACGTTCAGAACAAGAGATGAAAATTTTAAAAGCACCAGAAAAAATTATTCCATATGCTTTACCAATAATTCTATATCCCATATCTTTAAGTGTTTCAATAGTAGAAATAATACTTAAAGTTGCATAAACTGAACCACCATAACTTGAAATTTTTAATATTATAGGTTCTGCATCTTTAGGATTTATGCCACTTTTTTGATCTCTTTCTACTATTTTTTCAAACATTCTATTGATAATAAATTCCGTATCTTCATTAATAGTATCATCATTTAAATATATTGTCCGTTCATTTATATAAGCATTGAGTTTAATTTCTTCTACTATTTTATTTATTGGAGTTAATATTTCCATATTTATATTACCTTTCAGTTAATATTATTTTTATACATAACTATTAATAATACATTCTAATCCTTTATTATCATCCCAAATAAATGCTTGTGCTTTCTTTTGACTTCCAACATATCCACTATTATAAGTCCAAGCATCATTCCCACAAATTGCACTTATCCATCTAAATATAATGCCATTTTGTTCATCTATCATTTTTTCTTTATGAAAATGAGATAAATGAAATTCCCTATATTTTGCTTTACCCCATAATTCAGGAACATCATTTTGCATACAATAAATTATATTTTTACGTTCATCTGCACCATGAGCAAATCCTACTAAATTATCACCTATAAGTCTATACTTTCTATTATTATAAATAGAATCTACTTCAACATTATCATTATTTATAAAATGCCAATACATTGCTTCTGTCATAGTAAATGAAGTTAATTTGTCGTGATTTCCTCCGACATATATAATTTCAACAGGAGCAATTTCAGAAAGTTTATGTATAATTTTAATAATATTTTTCAATAAAGATTTATATAGTACATCATATTTAACATCAGTATCTTGTGGTGTGCCTTTAGTAGTTGTATTGAACATATTATCAATATTCGCTATATCTTGACCAAATGGGAATATAATTTTCTTAATTTCATAAAATTTAGTTTTTTCTATAATATCAAATATTACCTGCCATAATCTTTGTAAACCTATTTCCGTAGAATATTCATTTCTTGTTTCATCAATATTACAAAGTTTATCAATATGTACATCTGCAAGATTAATTTCTAATGTTTTACCTGAAATATTGTATGGTTTTATATAAATAACTGGACTATCTAAATCAAGATTTTCTAATGTTTCTTTAATCCAAATAGGATTAAATTTAGTTGTCTTAGGTTTAACCGTAATCTTACTAGAATACAATGTTAAAATACCATCTTTTTTACTATAACTATTCCATATATTATTTCTAGCAGAAACCAACTCCCAAACTTTAGAATCATAACCATGAGATTTTAAAAGAAAATTAACATCTTTAGCATCTTGTTCTGACATTTGAATTAATTTTTCACTAGTTTGTGTATTATCTTTATTTAACTCAATAGTAGATTTTGAATTCAATACTTCATTTTCTAAATTTTTATTGTCTTTTTTATTACTATTTTCAGTAATATTATCACATATCTGATTAACTATATTACATTTCTTTTGTTCATCAATAGTCATTTGTAGGTTAGTTAGACATTTACGTGCATGATCTGAAGATACTTGATTTGCGTATAATAATTCATAAATTTCTACTTTATCTAAATCATACTCTTTTTTATTTACTAATAATCTTTCTGCATAGCTAAGAAAACATTCATTTTCTTTACGTTTAAATTCCATTTATTCCTCCGAAGAATAAATTTAAAAATAGGGTAGAGTAAATTAATCCTATTACCCATAATCGACCAATTTATAAACTACAAACACAATTTTTATTAGTACAAATAA